ACCAGTTGCACGATATGTCTTTGTATTAAAGAAGTCGGCAAACTCATGGTACTTTGTACGACCAGGAGTTGTAGAATGGTCTGTATTTGGATCAGTACCGATATAATGAATGTTTCGTTCATCATCAACAGATAGGGCACCCAACAATCTACCACCCCAACCTGATGATGGGTCATATAGATTAATTTGTTCTTGTGTTTTGATATGGTCTGTATATCTTTCATACAGATACTTTGCAGTCAAAGGTGGAAAGTTAACTGCATACTGACAGAATGAAATGCGGAATGCCTTCAGACCAACAGGAAATAACTTCTGGCTTTTTTCATAGATTCGAATACGGAATAGTTGTGCATCTTTGTGGTCAACATTCGTTGTGCAATTAGTTGGAATGAATCCAGGATTACTTGCGTGTAGTTGCAACAATTCATCTTTAGTGATGCGAAGATAAGTCTGGTCTTTCAAATCTTCATTGTAACCAGTATACTCTTTATCACCTGCATTAGGTTCTAACCAGTAATCATGTGTTCCGTATGCTCTTGCCTTAGTTTCAAACCAAGTTAAGAATTCATTTGTTGAAGTGGCACGGAAGTTCAATGAACCAATTGCAATCACTTGATTTAATTTAATCGGTGTTGAATAGTGATAGAAAGAATCTCTTTTGAAATGCCGTGATGCATATGTAATGAATGTATCTAACAACTCATCTCTAGCAAAGTAATCATAGATTGATTTACCACTATTCACATCGGCAGTATAGTTGATGCGAGTTTTCATCATGGTAGGAAACCATTGATTGACTGCATTACCGACTACACTTGTATTACGAATAACATCTGCATCACCTGTAAGTTCATCTTTAACAAGGAACTTATGTACAGGAAAAGAAGTCATCTCATTAAACTGGTCGATGATTTCTTGCTCATCATAACCAACCCTAGGTGGTTGACCTTTTTCATCCCACAGTTCAACTACTGTCTTACGAAGGTCGATTGCCCAATCTCTGAATTCTTCCTTGGTCATTGCAAGGATATCTTCAAACTTTTTATTACAATCCGACTCTAGTAATTCTCTATTCTTTTCGTAAAAATATTTCATTCTTTTCCATTATCAAATTTATACACCACACCAGGAATACTACCACCTGCCCAACTTGTATCACTCACATTCTTCATGCCATTCTTTTCGTAGAACCCTCTTGCTCTAGGATTCTCTGCACGGACAGTTAACCAAACAACTTTATGCATTGAGAAAAACTCTTTCAATACTTTTGTTGCGTTACCTGAACCTTGTTCAATAGTAACAATCTGCCCAATGTGTGCATCACCTTTTTGTGCTTCTACTTTGCCTATCTTTTGTTTTCTCTTATAGACACCAAACACAATCACAACACCATCTTGTAGAATAACATTGTTTGCCTCAATCTTTCGTTTGAGATAATCTTGCCGTATATGAGGAAAGTAAGCCTTCCGATACGGTGCGAATATAGATTCTATCACAGATAAGTCATTAATTGTGGCAATCTTCATTTATTTCGCCTTTGCATTTTCTTAATCATTTTTTCTTGCCGTTGTTGTGCTAACTTTAAGGCAACTGGTCCAACATGTTGGGTAAACTTAACACCATTCAAATGGTCTAGTTCATGCAAGAAACATCTGGCAGTTAAACCTTCTAATCTAATTTGTTTAAATGCACCAGTCTCATCATAGAATTCAACATCACACCAAACAGGTCGTTCTACTTTAACATATAAAGCAGGGAAAGATAAGCAACCTTCATTGTCTTTTGTTAACTCTTCCGATTGGGCAACAACTTTTGGATTGATACATGCAATTTGGAAATGTTCCGTACCAATTACAAATACTCTTTCAAACACACCACATTGATTGGCAGCTAATCCAACACCACCATACAACTTCATTGTCATCTTTAGTCTTGTGACTAAATTTTTAATTGTCGGATTTGGAATTGCTTGTTTGTATTCTGGAATAGGAACACTCAACATTGGATGTTTATCACTAAACAACGGCAATGGATCCAATCTCTGTTCAGTAACAACACCTGAACCTGTGTCAATGGTTAAAATTTCACTCATACTTTCATCACCCAATCTTCTGCAAAAACTTCTGCATCTTGTTCTGATTTAAAATCTGCCCTAAAAGAAGTGCCTGTTTCATTCATCATTGAGACATAATATTTACCATCAACTGTTTCTTTGAATACAGTTGCTTTTCTTTTCTCATCATCACTTACAAATATACTTAATGTAATCATTTTACTATCCTTGAAAAGTTTTTTACTTTCTCAAATCGAATGACATTACTAAACTTGTCTTGTAGAATATCACCCTTATGAGATATAACAAATAGATTCACACCATCTAACATATGTAGGATTTTCATTAACTCTTCTGTTCCACCTGTATCTAGGCTTGAATCAAACACTTCATCCAATATCAATAGATTTGTATTGGAAGAATTCTTTAACTTGGCAACTGCTCGCCAAGTCAACATCAATGCCATATCAATTCGTTGTTTCTCACCTTCAGAAAAATTGTTGTATGTAAACTCATCACGGTGTCTGGATTTGATTGTCTCTTTAAACGATTCATCAAGGTTAAAGTTCACAAAGAAATCTAAAGATGCTAAATACTTATTGACCAACTTGTTTATAATTGGCAAATACTGTTTAATAATCTTAGTCTTAATGCCTGTATCTTTCAACAAACCAGAAGCAACTTCATAATATGTTTTATCTTGTATTAATACTCGCAACTCTTCTTGCAATAGAGACAGAGAGTCCTTTAATTCTTTTAACTCTTGTTGTTCTTTCTCTGACACTACTTTCAATTGCTTAAGTTCTTCAATTTGTTTCTGTAACTTGGCAATATATTTGTTTGTTTCAGTTATGGAAGTATTGTTTGTTGCAATCTTAATTTGTAGTGCCTGAATTTTCTTCTGCACTTCACTAATAGAATTTAGTTTGTTTTGTTCTGCCAACAATCTAGTTTCTAATTCTGTGAGTCCGTGTTCACATTCTGTAACTTTGGTCTGCAAAGTTTGTAACTCTGCCTCTTTAAACTCCAAGGCAATGGCTTGCCGACAGGTTGGACAATCATCATTGTGTGCAAAGAAACCAATATCTTTTCGAAATTTGGATAGATTGCTTTCAATCTGCGATTCAAGTTTAGTAATCTTCTTGACCTTATCCTCAACCACAGTCTTTTCTGATACCAAGTTTTGATATGTTTCGACTTGTGTGGAGAGGTTAGCAATTTCTCCATGTAGGGTTTGTATGGTGTTGCTGTTGCATTGAATCTCTTCATCATATTCTTTCACCTTATCATCATTGTTTTGTTTCAACTCTTTGATATGTTTTTCTTGCATATCATATTTTTGCTGAGACAAGTCAATGTCATATTTTTTGTTTGAAGTTAAATCTTTATTGTTTGATAGTTTGTCTCTAAGAATACCATTCATAGTAGAAAAGATTTGAATATCAAGCAAGTCTTCAATGATTGCTCTGCGGTCTGATGCCGACAACTGCATAAATGGAACAAATGATGCTGAACCAAGAATTACAATCTGTGTAAATGACTTGTAATTTAATTTGAGAATAGTCTTCTCTAAAATTTCTTGATAGTCTCTTGCAGCTGCATCTTGATTCAACAACTCACCGTTCTGAAAGATTTCAAAGACATTTGGTTTAATGCCTCTAATAACTTTATATGATTTATTGTTTGTGTCAAATCCAATTTCAACAATACAATCTTTGTTGTTGATAGAATTCAATAGACTAGGTTTATTGATACTGCGGAATGCTTTACCAAACAGACCAAAACACAACGCATCAAGCATTGTGCTTTTTCCCGAACCATTGTTTCCAACAATCAGAGTATTTTGATTGTTATCTAATTTGATTTCAGTAAAATAATTTCCAGTGGAAAGAAGATTCTTCCACCGAACATAACGAAATGTAATCATTATCTAAATTTTGGTCCTGTCACCCATACAACAACTGATTTTCTTTTACCCTTAGTTACTGGTGCAACTCTATGAAGCATGAATGATGGGAATAGAATCATTCTTCCTTTTTTAGTTGGAATAGTTTCGGCGTCTTTTTCTTGTCCATTGTTGACTTGAAATTCACCACCTTCATACTCTTCACCTGGTTCATTCACACACATTGTAATAGATAGTTTTCTTACCTCATTCATGTCAGCAGGAACATTTTTACCCATGATTGTGTCCATGTGATAATCATATCGACCTGTTTCATGTGCTTCATATTCTGTATATTGGAATGTATCATAACC